TGCGGATGACAGGAGTTGAACCTGCACGTCGTAGACACTAGAACCTAAATCTAGCGCGTCTGCCAATTCCGCCACATCCGCATATAATAACGCATTCATGCGAGTTTTTCATATCTCACGCTAGATTATTTACATCTCATAGCGCTAGATTCCTCGTTGACTGCTTGACTAGTATACCAAGCAAAAAACAAAATGTCAAGCATTTTATTTCACATATTTTAAAATAATATTTAACTTCCATCCATTATACTTATAACCATGGTTTATAAAAAGTGTTCCATCCTTTGCTAAAGACATTGACAGTATAGCATCTTTAAAATCTGCAAAAGATGTAATATAAGATATACTTGTGTTCATTATATATGTGGTACTCATCACCATAAATTGTGATTGTGTTCTGACCGCCCTCATGTCGACCAATGCACTGACTGTCGATTCTATCTTAGTCACATCAGAGGCAACCGATCCACTTTTGGCAGTTGATGATAATGTCACAGGTACAACCTTCTGGTAGATCGGCTTGCCATCAATCCAAGTACCTACCTCAATCTCATCTGTTGAATATACCTCGCTTGAAGCACCACCACTGCCACCAGTTCCATCTTTTCCATCCTGTCCGTCTTTACCTTTCAAATTAGGCGTTGTAAATGTACCTGCTGCCGTGGTAATATCCAGTTTATATTGCGTGTCTGTATTGTCGGCATTTTCTACAATCGTTGGCGAAAATCCATCAGCACCATCTTGTCCATCAACCCCATTAGTACCGTCTTTGCCGTTCGTTCCATCCTTACCATTTACACCGTCAATTCCATTCTTGCCGTCAACTCCGTCTTTCCCATTTGTACCATTCTTACCAACAACATTTCCAACGTCTGCACTTGTGCCATCCGTCAGAGATACAATCAGATGCCCTGCGCTGTTAATTGACACGTTCGAGATGCCTACGCCTGTTGAGCCACTTGGCAGTTTTTTTACGATATCATCAATCTCAGATTTCGTATAGTAATCGGATAAATCTATATTACCGTCAGATGATCCACCATTCTTTTTAATTTCCTCTTTAATTTTTTCAACCAGATATTGCAAACTCGTCTGGTCTAGGTATTTATCGCTTGGGCTTTCGCTAACTCTCATGCTACTCACCGCCCATCATTACGTCAATATCAGATTTTGAGATTCTGCGTGATCCATAATCAGCAGGCGAATAAACCGTAGGATTCTTACTTGTAAACATGAGTGAAAAACATGAATATTCCTCTTCTGGCTCTGGAATAGATGCAATCTTATCCCTCAGATTCTGTATTCTTTTCTCGAGATATTTATATGCCTGTGATGTTGTAGTAAATTCTGTGATTGTCTGGCGCATAATATCAATGTCGTTACTAACTGCCTCTAAGATATCTAAAGCAGATAACAACATCTGTCTTTGATCTGTTGCCTTATTGTATTCTGCCACGGCAGATAATCCATTTTCTAGCAAAAATTGTGTATACTGTTCATCCGAAAAGTATTCTTGATTTGATAATTCCATTTTTAAACGATCTAATATTTGCATAAATCCTCCTTCCATTGCATTAAAAAAGGAACCTAGTTGGTTAAACTAAGTTCCCTTATGTGTTGGTTAGTGTTTAATTATTCTGCAATTCCGCCACCCCAGTGTCCACTACCTGTTACTGAGTTACCAGATTCATCACTATCATAAGTGTCTGAATCATCATAACTGCTATCATCATATGATTCATCACTATCATAAGTGTCTGAATCATCGTATGAATCGTCACTATCATAGTCATTTGATTCTGCATCCTCTAATGCTTTATCCGCTTTTCGTTGTTCTTCCATCATGTCAATAAAAAAATCTCTTGAACATATAGTAACTCCACTTGCCTTTGAATCAGATACTGGAATAGCAACAATATAATCTGTATCAGTTACCTCAGAAATCATTTTATCTGGGTCTATATCATCCAAATTCATTCTGATTTTATTTACTATATCTTTATCTTTATAACAAACAAGCGTAATTCTATTATCCTCAAACCATGCCTCATCTATATCTAATTTTTCAGCCATAGTTGCTGTAGGATCACCTATAGATATTCCATTTATGACTGCTGATTTTGATTTGCTGTTGTCAACCGATTCTATTTCTGATCCGTTGTAGTAAACTTGAATTGATTCTTTTTTATTATCATTGTAAATATTAAAACTTGTATATTCTTTATCATAATCATTTTTATATTTGCCCTTAACATCATCTAGTGAATCTGTGATATTAAATTGTTCGTCATTAAATCTAACTTCAAGTGTATCGCTAGTATTGCCAAATAAAGCAAGCATAATAATAAATAAACACGGAATAATAATAATCAATAATAGTTTATGTTTGTTCCACAAATCTTTTACTTCATTTTTTATTATATCCTTATCCTTAATATTTTGTACATCCATACTCTTCCCCTTTATACACCATCACCTGTGTACTGTATTGTTATTTCCATTTTTCCTCTACTTATCTTTGAAGTTATATTATACTTCTTTGCATAAGTAACTGATTCTTGCTTACTGATATAATCAAAACACTGAACAATTTCTTGATTTGATATTTCTGGAATCATACCACCTAATACCGCACATATTTCAGAAAACCAAGTATCATTGTCCGTACTTTCTAACAAATATTTAACACTGGTGATTCTTGTTCTGTAATTAGTATTTGAAGGACTATTTATCGAAATTGTTGCAGATGATTCCAAAGTAGCAACTCCACTTTCATCCTCATCGAAACTATCTTCGCTAATATGATTACCTGTTTCAACTGTTTTTGTACTTTTTAAAAAATCCATGGTTGCATTGTATCTTTTAACGAACTCTTTCAAACAATGATCACCTTGCAATTGTTCTACATATGATTCACTGTCTTTATAATCTAAATCCTGAAAACAATCTAAAGCATCATCAAAATTACCTTTCTTATAATTGTACTTTCCATCTTCGTAATAACATTCCAAATCTAAATCTGAGATTTTATCTCTTGATGACGCATTAGCAAGCACATCATGTGCTTCTTCATATTTATGATCTTGCATTAATTGTTTTGCATAACCATATTTTGAATCATCCAATAATCTCTTCGAGTTTTTATACCCTTTCAGTTTCTTAAATTTAGATATTGCCTCTTTGTAATCATCATTTTTCATTGCACTCTTTGCCGAACTATATGCTCGCATATTTCCTGTTGCAAAATATGCAATTATTCCTATACAAATCACAACTATCAAGGCAATTATTTTTTTATTTTTTATGCCTTTCTTCATACTCTCCTCCTATAATTATTTTATTAATAGTTACATATCCATTATATTCTTTTTAATGAATATATTCAACTTATAAAACATATTTCTTTTATTAAACGTATTCAATTCCGAAAACATCTCATATGCTATTAATATCAAATAATTTAGGAGGAAATATCGTGATCGACTATACACCGTTCTGGGATACTTTAGAAAAATCAAATGAAAATTGGTATACTCTGACCAAAAAGCATAAAATTTCAAGTGGTACTATGAGTCGCCTCAAAAACAACAAAGATATTTCCACTCGTACAATTAACGATCTATGTATGATTCTGCATTGTGATGTTGAAGATATCCTACGCTTCAAACCATCTGCCGACGATCAATCACTTTAACAAATCTTTGTATAACTCTGCCTTTTCTTTCATTCTTCTGATCTTTGCTTCTTTATGCTTTTTAATCATGACCTCAATCACTGCGCCTGCTTTATCCACAACAACAGATACCATTGTCATGTATCCTAATAATGTTACAATCTCATGCCCTGGCATAGTTAATAATGTATGTAATAATTCCATATTCGATTCTCCTTATTTGTTGTTGAAGAAGATATCGGCACAATCTCTCATCCCTTGCAAATAAATTTCTCTGCAAAGGGTTCGATGATTTGTCGATACCTCGCCTATATATTCTTCTAATTTCTTTGTTTGTTCTTCATTCAAGCAAGATTTTAATTCCTGCAAATGACTTTCCTGCATCTTGATAGATTCTGCATAATCCTCATTCAGTAGTTTTGTGCGTTCATGCACTTCCTTTATTAATTCCTCTGCAAGATAATTGTGCATCATTTCGTTATAGATTTCTCTTTTCATCTGTTCCATATTGCCGTACCTCTTTCTTTTTTATCCTACTTTATCATACTTAATCCTACTTAGCAATATAACGCACTACCATATGATAAGATACGGATAAGCGAGGTGGATAATGAAACCATTAAAGAAGAAAGTAAGTATTACATTAGACAGTGATCTGGTTGAAATGATCAAAACGATGGCAGAGGAAGATGATAGATCGTTTAGCCAGTACATTAACATGGTATTGAAAGAGTATGTGAACCGTGAAAACGAAGGGACTACGAGAGAGTAGTCCTTATTTTTTTTGCCGTGGGGATTTTTGGGGTTTCCTCTAGCCCATATTTGAAAAGAGGGGTAATCGCCTGCAATATCGTCACATTGCACAAATTTTTCTTATATTTTTGTGCATATTTACCTGTTTATTTGTCGTAAGATTACCAATCTAGCGTTGTTTTTGGAAATAATTGGCACAAATATCGACATAAAATTTTGCTTTTATTACCCATCTGAAATCTATTTTAAAAACTGTAATTTTATCAAATGGATTTTGGGAAATATTTCCAGTGATGTTGTACATTCTGACCGCCCAAACCATCAAAAACCAAGTAATACTAAGGATTTTTACCCTTAGAACCGCAAATTTTTTTAATGGATTACTACCAATTATTCCCAATTTACATTCACCCACGACCTGCGTACCCATTTCAAGTACCCAGACGGTACCCATAGCCCCGCTTAAAACTAAGCCCGTGTCTGCACTTTTTATACATCAACACTAGCACTATTCTCTTCATCTAACCGCTTCAATTCTGCTACACTATCCGTGATCAGATCACTCTTTTCCATAACGGTCTTTCTGCTGATCGCACCGAGTTCTCTCATTGCTTTTAAATTTGACACCATTTCTGTCGTAGCAACTGGCATATTTACGTTATACACGACCTCAACATCATTTGATACCTCTGTACCTTGCATCTTTAAGATCATCTGGAATCTTCTGAACCTTTCCTGAAACCCTTTGTTCAGCCATTTCTTCGTCTCATCTGCATTGATATTTGCCATATGAAATAAAATCTTCATAGATACTTCACTGATATTGGCAATGTTCGTACTACTACCTAACACACTTGGTATACAAGCGATATCATTCAACATCTGCTTGATATTATCAAGATAGAACTTAATCGTATTGTAATCCATTGTGGTACTAACTACCTTGTAGTCCCCATTGTCAAGATTCATCACATATCCTGTTGCATCAGCAGGAATCGTTGATTCAATCCTTTGACCTACAGCCACAGGCATTGGATTCAAACTGTTGATATAAATTGCATCGCCCATCTTACTTAGAATATCCTCTAAGTCATCCATGATTGGCTTAATGTCTGTTAGCATACTAACGCCAAAGTTATAATCCATGTCATTAAAATTGTGATAATGAATTGGCAGACCACACACATTGATCTTACTATCTTCCATATGTAAATAGCCACCATCATTGTTCCAATTCTCAACATAAGTAGGATAGTATACGTTATAAAATGTGATATTAGTAAAAACATCTGTCCATGTTTCAATAAACGCAATGTAATTGCCACGATCATCATAAACAGGATAACAGTCCCCACTATCAAGCACCTTACTTTTAATGATGCCATCCTCTACATATACAACCTCGTAAGCATCACCAAACTTATTGACCCTGTCCAGAATCTGATAATCTACACTCTCGTACTGTCCTAGTTTGTATATTTCGTTGAAATTCTTGATCGTATTCTCGTTACCACTAAATGACACCTTCTTGCCAAGCAGATACGTTGCATGGAATCTCAGCACCGTTTTAGCATAGTTTAGTATTGTTTTTCTTGTGATGAGTTCTTTTCCTTTATAAGCAGAATTCTCTCTTCCAAGTACCTTATGTCTGCCTGCAAGATAGTCACGATTAGCAATACATTTCGTAATCCTGTTCACATGATAAGGTTGATTCACTTCCTCGACAAACCATTTTGCAGGATTCTCGTATTTGTTTTTATATTCTTCAATTGCCACGTTGTCTCTCCTTTCTGTTCTGTTTCTTCTATATAATACTGTTAAAATGGATACCATAATCCATTCTTCATTCCTTGAATACACAAGCACAACCCCATGACCAAGTCATCATGACTGCCACTGATTGCGCCCATACTTCCATTATCATTTGCCACGAACACCTTCATCTCTTCGAGCATATCTTTACTCTTGATCTGAATCAGTCCCTTGTCGAACCATTCACGGCAGTCGTTGACAATGATAGATTTTGTCTTATTGTTAGTGTCAAATCCGACCCTCCAGATCGTCCTCTGGAACTCATCATATGTCTTATACTTGGTCATGTTCATGTAATGCTGTTCATAGCGCAGACGTTCAATTACACTGTGTCCACCGCTTGCTTTCTCAACCGTCAGCAACGCCTTATTATAATACCGACCTAAAGCGTTTAACACATCGGCATACTGATATGGCTTAATCTTGTTATTTCTAAATTCAGCCACCTGTTGACCTTCTCTGTTTAACACGATAGCAGTAGAGTAATCTTGTCCTAGCCCTTCGGAGCAATCCACACCGATATAATATTTCTCGCCCATTCGTGGCAATTGCCAGATATGAAACGTCTTGCCAAGATACTGCAATAATATAGTAGGAACACCTGTGGCTTGTTTCTTTGCCAACGGTTTAATCTTGCTTTCTACAATCGTGGTAAGTGATGCCGTGATCCTCTTGCTATCAAATAACTGCTGCCCTGTCGTCAAGAAACATTCAGTATCTGTTGATGGATATTCAACTTGGAATGTATCAAGTCCATCCGTAGATACTTTCTTTCTACGCCAAGCAATCTGCGCCAAAGAAGCACCCATTTTCAATAGTTCCTGTTCGTCCTCATCAAGTTCCATGTCTTTAATCTTCTGAGATGTTCTTGCTTCATACTCAGCCACCGCTTGCTCGTATTGATTAGAAAACAATGATTTACCATTGATCCAATTAAAAAAGAACGGTTTATATGAATTGTCTCCGTTCTTTGCCTGAATATATAATTCCGAAAATTTGTTAAAACCATTTGCAGTGGATTCAATAATAATACGCCCAGATTCACTAACCGCTTGAGATAATGCATGTAACTGTTTATCTGCATTTTTCCAAAAAGCAAATTCCGATAGATGCACGATACCATTCAATGTATCACCACGTCCAATCTCTTTGTTCCCTGCCGTCAGACAAGTAATCTTGCTACCATTATCGAAGCATAACGCCTGTCTGTTATTCACGATCAACTTCGGTTTAATAATATCTGGCAAACTGTGATACTGTTGTTTCAATTTGTCGAAAATAGTATTGCAACTTGATTGATTATGTGACACCAGAAAACAAGTCGTATTCTCATGCACAACGCACTCTCTAATTGACAATGCAATCGTGATAGAGGAGATACCTAACTGACGACTCTTAAGGATAATGTTGTTTGACTGCATATTTTGAACCAATTCTTTTTGTTCATCCGTCAAGATAAATGGCACAAGTTTTCCCTCTTTATCTGCAATCTTGATAAATGATTCGATCCAAGCCACCTTATTCTCATCTTGCCACAACCAAGCAAGTTTTTGTGCATTTGTCTTACTTATCATCACGCACCGCCTTTGAAGGCAGGAATGTTAATACCAGATAGCAATACATCTAACTCGTCCTCTGAATCTTCAAAGAAGTCACTGTTGTGGAAGTTCTCGACATACTTAGCCGCATTGACATCTCCATTCAATGCCTTGTTCATCATCTTTTGATAAATCTGCATCGTGTTCAACGTCCTCATATTTTTCATATATTTTTTGATGGCTTTCTGAGCATCATCACGAATCAGCCAGTTATTCTCGCAAAATTCCTCTGTTTTATTTGTTCCATCCTTGCTCTTGAATTGCATATCGCACTGACATAATTCATCCCATTTTCTTTCTTAATTTGAGTGATCATACCTCCCAATTGTTCGTTGGTTCTTGCTCTGATATAAACATCAATCTTCTCTGAGTATGCGCCATTGTCTTTTCTTCTACCAATACGTCGTCTGCCCATGCATTGAATTAGCGAACCAAGATCACGAATGTCAATCATGATCTCTTTTACATCTTTGTCTTTGATGTTGACACCTGCATCGAGGCAAGCAGTAGTAATAAGTAGATTCTCGTCAAATCTCTCATTCTCTAGCATCTGGTTCAATTTATCTTTGTCCATATATTTGGCATAATCTTTATTACTTTCACTACAGCAAAAGATGGCATGATCCTCGAACTGCTTGTATAATTCGTATGCTCTCTTGGCTGAGTCAATGAAAAAGATTGCCTTTGTGCCTTGGCAAATTACCTCTTCTGCCTTACGTTTGAAAGCGTCCTCTCTGTAAAAGAAGTAGAGTTGATTGATGAATGACCAATTGGTAGGTATCTTGTATTTGAGTGGCTTAATTCCTTCTCTGATGCCTAATTTTTGGGCGTTATCTGCAAGATAATCTCTCATGTAGGATTCAATATTCTCGCCAGTGGCAGACATGAAAATCTTTACCGCAGTTGTACATTCCATGATCATCTCGTATGCCACGTCTGTTGTATCATTGAAACTTGCATCTTCTGTGAAATAATGATATTCGTCTGACACAATGTAACCATAATCGTATGGATTGAATTCATCATCAAAATCATTGCATCGTTTGTGCATCGAAAACTTCTGATAAGTTACAATGTCAATTACATCATCTTTGCCGTCGGCTTCAATCTCCATCATAAACTGATCAACACATTTGCGACGATGTATAAGGAAGAGAATCTTTTGACCCTCTTCCTTTGCAATATCGTATAAGGTGTTTTTTATAAAGTATGATTTTCCGACCCCAGTACCCGCTTCAATGATGACAGGTACATCTGGTTCCCATTTCTTTACATCTTCAACTGTAATTAGATCGCTAACTCTTGTATTTTTGCTTACTTTTTTGTTTGTTGCCATAAACTAAACTCCTTTGTTCGTTAATGTTAGATTATTATTTGTTTAAATATTTTGAAATCTCTGTTTCCAGATTCTCGGATTGTCTAAAAATAAATACATTTTTATCTGGACATTTTTCATTACGCTCCATCTTTTTGAGGATAAATCCTTGCATCATGAGATATCCTGCTAGTTTCTGGTTAAAAATAATTTTGTTGTCTGTTTTTGTTTTGTTCATATCGTTTGTTCTCCTTGTATTTGTGTATTTGTTTTGTTGAGTAGCCCCCAGTTCGAGGGTATCTGACTTAAATTTTGAGTGCTAACATTATTAGCACCTAAATTTTGAATACGAAGATTGTTCGTACCTAAAACTTTGGTTCGCTAAACTGGGGCTACTGACCTAAATTTGACCCGCTAACATTATTAGCGGTTAAAATTTTGGTCTTATATTTCGTACTAACTAAAGTTTGACCCGCCAACATTATTGGCGGTACCTAAATTCTTGCTACCACCATTCGTGGTATCTAAAACTTTGGTCTACGAACATTGTTCGTGGTCAAACTTTAGTCATGCAAATAATTCTTTTTTCAATGCTATTCTTTCCTCTCTTGCTATATTAAACAAGTCCTCTTTTAATTCTTCCGTACCATCAAAGAGGAATATTGTTTTGATTTTGTTCTTTCTATCTGGGCGTACTTTGGTCCTATGTCAAGATTTAGTACAAGTTAAAATGAGTTTTTCCTCATCCTAACTTGTCATCTGCAATTCGTCTTTCTGGATTT